ACCCATGTGCAGAGAAGAATCAAGGAGGCTGGTTTTTGAATTGGTTTAGCGATGAAGATTGGATGGGAACTCACAGACCCGAAGATAAATCCTACCTCCAAGAAAAGAAAAAGGTTACTTACAAGAGATGGACAATGGATGAATTAAGAGGAATGAAGGAGGAGTTGAGTACTTTCGAGGATTAGTATGAAAGAAGAATTTACACTCGGAGAGTTATTGAAAAAGAATAGCGTAAAGAAAAAAGCTAAATGTATCTTGTGTGGAGCTGTAACCATGTGGTTCCACAGAAAAAGCTATTATCATAGAAAAGAAAAGTTTCCCATATGTAAGAAATGCAAGGATGAGTTTAGGTAGAGCCAGCCCATCATTTTCCTGAAGCCAGCAAATTGATAAAATTTTAACTGTAGCGGTTTGTGTATATTATACCAGAGGTGAAGAAAAGTTATAACCGTGGTATTATAGGTACATATTATGATTACCGAAATTCCAATAGCAAAACTTTATAAACTATGCTCCATCGAAAACCCCAAAAAGGTTATTGATATCGGGGACAGGCGTATGTGCGGGGCGTCTGGTCTTACATTTAGTCAGTTACTCATGCATCAAATAGGCAGAGTGATGACTGATGACGACGTTGTGGTTAGGAGTGGAATCAACACAGAGTTTTGTATGCTGATTGTTAAGTTTCCCCTAAAACATATTTACGAAGTCCTGGAAGGTGCACTGACTACAGTTGAAGATTATTTTAAACAGTTTCCAGAAAATATCCCTGCGGGCGGTGCTTACATCACACGTGACTGGGATGATATACCGGACAGTGAAAAAGCAGGCAAGAAAAAGTAAAAAGATTCTCGAAAGAGATCATAAAAAGAAAATTAAGAGAACTTGGAAAGCCAAGCGGAATTTAAAAAGATTTAGAATGGGTCTAAGATGAAAACAATCGGAGCCAGAGAAGAAAAGCTAATTAAAAGATACATGGAACTAAGAGGCACGGATGATCCCCAATACAAGTTGGTTGAGTTAAAAGATTTTGAACAAGCATATTTGGGGGGCGCCCCAAAAGAGAGACAACAGTTCCTAGATGAAATGAAAAGGTACATCAAGGCAGTTGACAGTGGAAAGATTAAGGCTGGTGAACATATACGTCAGACAACGTTCGCCAATTGAATCCTGTAGATAGGGAAATGCTACCTACTGCGGTAGTTCAGAATATGTCTACACCATAATATGGCTACAGTGGTAGAGCCGTCTACAGGACTTAGTTGAGGTATAATGTAATTGCAAATGGCCAACAAACCTAAAGGACAAAAAAAAGTCAAAAGAATAACCAAACTTGGTAGACCAACGAAGTATATTGGTAAAGAAATGCTACCAAAAATAGAAAAGTTTGTTAAAGATCGAGTGAGTAAGACTGTAATACCAACTATAGAGGGTTTGGCTGTTGAGTTGAGGTTAAATCCAGATACTATATACGATTGGAAAAAGAAACATAGAACATTTTCCGAGTCTATAGGGGATTTGCTTGCAGTACAGGCAGATATGCTCCAAACATTAGGTCTAGGTGGTGAGTACAATGCTTCCATGGCCGCATTCCTTTTGAAGAATAATCATAAGTTTAAAGACAAGCATGAAGTGGATCACACCACTAAGGGCAAGGAAATGCCCGCACCTATACTGGGTGGGGCTTCAACTGTTGTGAAGACTGAATAATTATGTTTATTGAGACCACGGCATTACGGGAGATATTAAGGATGAGATCTCGTACCAGAGTGGTGCAGGGAGGCACGGGTGCGGGTAAAACCATAGGGATCTTACAGGCGCTAATAGATACAGCACAATCCTTGGATAACAAGCTAATATCAGTTGTATCGGAGACATTCCCCCATCTTAGGAAAGGGGCTATAAGGGACTTTCTAATGATTATGGAACAGCATAGGTACTTTGACAGGAGAAGTTGGAATAAATCTGAGTCTTCCTACACCTTCGAGACTGGTAGCAAGATAGAGTTTTTCTCTGCTGATCAACCAGGTAAAGTTAGGGGACCCAGACGGGACATTTTATTCTTGAATGAGGGTAATAACATTGGTTATGATACTTATACGCAACTCGCCATCCGAACTAACGACTACATATTTATAGACTACAACCCCGTAGCTGAGTTTTGGGTGCATGATGAGATAATTCCTAAAATAAAGCATGATTTTATTATTCTTACTTACCTTGATAACGAGGGACTGTCTAAGAACGTAGTAGAGGCTATTGAGTCTAGAAAGGGTAACAGAAACTTCTGGCGGGTTTATGGACTTGGCCTACTGGGTGAAGCCGAAGGCCGAATCTATAAAGGTTGGCAATTGATTGACGAGATATCTCATTTCGCAAGATTAGAGGGATATGGATTAGACTTTGGGTACACTAACGACCCCACTGCAATTGTAGCAGTGTACAAACTCAATAATGGTTTCATCTTACATGAGGAGGCGTACACCAAGGGACTAAGCAACAAACAAATAGCAGACATTCTCCTGAACCTTCCAAGAGCGTTGGTCATTGCAGACTCAGCAGAGCCTAAGTCCATAGATGAGATTAAATCATATGGAGTAAACATTGTACCCGCACTAAAAGGTAGGGGTAGTATCTCGCAAGGTATTCAGTATGTTCAAGACCAGCAAATATCTGTGACCAAACATAGTACTAATTTGATTAAAGAGTATCGTAATTATTTATGGGAGACTGATAGAGATGGAAAAACTATCAATGAACCAGCAGCTATTTTCAATCACGCCATGGATGCTGTAAGATATGGTTTATCTAAGTATTTTGTGGATGACACCCCTGGCTACAATCCACCCGATGTTGAGAAGTTGCGAGAAGTAGGTATCAAGTCTGCATCTGGAGGCGTCGGTTGGGATCCATATGGATTGTCTAAGGGCGTGTAATGATTTATACTAGAAATACATATGCCAGACACACCTAATCTAACAATAACAGATCCAGAAGTGATGCTGCTCCAGACAGAGAAGGAGAGTGCTTATGACTTTCGTAAGAGACGCCACGGAGATATGCGAGATAACTACACTTTGTATCGAGGCAAGGTAATTCCAAATAGGCTAACTCAAAGACAATCAGTTCACGTACCTCTAATGAAGTACACACTCCAATCAATCCTGAAAGATTTAGACGAACCACCCGCACTGTATTTTAAGAACCTAGACAATAACGAACAAAAGGAAGTCTACTACAACGAGTACTGGAAGAAGGCAGTCATAGAAAAAGGCCACCTTGTTCTTAGAGACATTATGGATAAGAAACAGGCTCTCTTATACGGGCGAACCTTTAAGAAGCTGAATGTTGTGAATGGTATTTTCACATTCGAGGTTGTCGACCCTCAAGATATGTTAGTTCACAGATACATAGACCCCGCTACCTTGGATAGTGCAGAGTGTTTAATTCAAATAAATATATTTAAACCATTGAGCGATATTTTAGAAAATGATAGTTACTCTAAATCTGGGCGTTCTACGCTCTCCAGGTATTACACCGAGACAGAGGGCTCTCTTAATGAGGACGGTTCGCTGAATGAGAAGTACGAGAAGGCCGAGCGTATGCAGGATATGGGTCTTGAGGATGCGCTTGACCCAACACTTGCTGAATCTCACATTGAGTTAAACGAAATCTACAGAAAAGAATATGTCAAGGACGAGGGACGTAATGTCGTCTTTTTATATACAGTAGCCACACCAGCAGAAGATTTTATGATTAAGCTACAAAAGAGAAGGTTAGATGATGTAATTGGCATTACAGTTGATGACTTTTGGACAGACCACTTCCCTTACTCTACGTGGGGTACTGATCCTGAGAGACTAGACTTCTGGAGTGATGCCCCCGCCGATGTTATAAGAGTTGCAAACCAAGTACTTAACTCGTGGTTCTCTCAACTTATTGAAAACAGGATGCTTAGAAACTTCAACATGCATTACTATGATTCCAGTAACTCCGATTTCGTACCTCAAACATTTGATCCCGAACCATGGGGCTGGTATCCGATGCCAGGTGACCCAAATAAGATTCTAAAGACAGTTCAAGTACCTGACCTCTCCGATTCACTAGACGAAATGGAGTTTGTAAAGAACCTTGCTGAAAGAGCTGTAGCTGCAACCTCTGCTCAAACAGGGGATGTTGAGAGCAAACAGGTTACATTGGGCGAGGTTCAATTGGCACTAGCCAACGCAAAAGAAAGAGTGCAAAGCACTGCAATTTTCTACACTGAATCGTGGAAAGACTTTGGTCAGAAATATATCAAGATGCTGGAAGCAGCACACGACTCCCTCGAACCTCTTGAAATAGTCAAGGAAGGTAGGCTCGGTAAGAAAATGTACACCAAGGTTATAGCTCCAAAGAGTTGGTCGAGCAAAGCTGGTTACACAGCTCAAGTTCAGTTAGTTAGTGCTAAACAAGAAGCAGACCTCGTGAGTTTACAAAAACTAGATGCTGCTATGGCTGCTATGCCAAACAACATGCCCCTGAGAACCATACGCAATAAGAAGCTCCTAGAATTTGCTGATCTATCTGTTGAGGAAAGAGCGCAGGTAGAGGAATTTGAGAGCCAGAATGTTAAACCTGAAATAGATCTTGGTATGGAGGCTCCCCAACCACAACCAGCTATGACACAGGAGCGACCAAGAGTATAATATGGACGTTATGACCGAATTTATATTGGCAACGAAGATTCTCGAAGTTATTGCTTGTATGGTGGTTAGTGCGTTTATTGTGGGCATCCCAGTCGCTATATTATTCTATGTTTTGCTTAAAGAAGATAAATAAAGGTGTTATAATATAATCATATATGGAAACTATATCCGTAAACATCGCAGAGGAAATGTTAAAAGATTTTGATATTGATCCCGATACACTCTCTACTGCCGAAAAGGAAATTTATAATCGCAAGTACTTCAATCTCAAACGTCTTACAGTTGACGACCTTAAAACTTATGTGTCCCGCATGAAGAATGCTGTAGCACTGGAGCTGTGCGATATCCAAGGCGATAACCCCAAAGATGCTCAACTTAAAGCAAGACTTAAAAACTACATCTTACAAGAGATGTTTTTGATTGCTCCTGATAAGGCCGAGGAGGCGTTACGTAGAGGTTTGGAAGTTAAGAAAAAGAGAGGACAGTTGAAGTAGCTTGACACAGGTCATGGCATACTCATATAATATATCTATGAAATACAGAAGTAAGGATCTCCCAGAAAAGACACAGGAAATGCTAGAGAGAGTCACCATGCTTCCACCTTCCGAATTGACGTGGGATGATATTGGTTTCTTAAGAGCAAGGAGAGACTATCTACGTCCTGAGCAGCTAGAAGTTTATGCTAGTGTTCTGGAAGTGAAGGCTACACCTAAGAAGAAATAACTACTAACTCTCGTATAGAGACTGTTTAAGGTTATAAAATATGGCTAAATATACAAGCAAACCAAATTTGGATAATCGCAAAACCACCAATAAGAATGAAGTTTTAGATGAAATACTCAAAGACGACTCACCAATCCCTGAAGATTCAGAGAATCAAGAACCTGTTGAAGAACCCGTGGAGGAACCTACGGATGATGAGGATACCGAGGATCAAGACGAAACTACCACTGACGATGAGGATGTTGAAGAAGATTCGGAAACTGAAGTAGATGAGACCAAGAAGCCCGTCGACTATGAAAAAAGATACAAAGACTCCAGCAGGGAAGCGATGGCTCTCCATTTTAAAAATCAAAAAATGTCTGAGAAAATCACTGAGGCTACCAACTTGCCTGAACCTACGGAAGAAGAACTAAGGGAGCATGCCTTCAAGAATAAGGGCGACTGGGACTTAATGGATGACTTCTCTAAGAGCCTGTTAAAAGAATCCCTAATGAACTCCAGAAAGCTCTCTTTAATTAGCGAGGCCAATCAAGAGACTAAAGAAGTAGGAATATGGGAGAGAAAACTTACTGATTATATTAACTCCCCTGAAGTTGTGGCTAAGTATCCAGACATAGGAGATGAAGAAACAACATTCAAGAAGTTTTGTATGAGCGAGAGCCGTAGAGGAATGGATATGGATGATCTGCTCTCTTTATTCCTATTCCACAAAGAGAACGAGGAAACCAAACCACAGAAAAAAAGAAAGTCTATGTTACTCACTGGTGGTGGTGGAGATAAAGCACCTAAGCCAAAAAAGGCTACAGCAGATAAGGCCAAAGCAACAAGGCTGTCGGATGAAAAAGAATACAGGCGAAAGATTAAAGCAGGTGAATATGACCTCGATCTCTTAGAAGGCGAATAGACTACTTGACAACCCCCCAATAATATCTATACAATATAAATATACACGCTAACTTCGGTGTTACATAATCGAACTGCTACTGTAAATAATTATTTATTAGTAAAGGAGAATCGATTATGTCTACATATCCTACAAAACTAATGGAAGCCTTTGCAGCAAGGGCACTTAAAATCTTCTATGCTCGCTCCATAACGGATGCGATAACAAACCAAGATTATGAGGGTCAAGTGAAGAACAAGAGTTCTAAACTTAACGTACTAACCTTCTCAAAGATCACTTCCCACGACTACACTGGTGCTGATATGTCAGTTGACTCGCTAACTGAGAGTAATTCTCAATTAGTGACAGATCAGGCCAAGTATTTCTATTTCGAGATCAAGGACTACGATACGTTCCGATCTTATATCAAGAGTCCCGATGCAACTATCTTAGATCAGGTCGCTAACGAGCTGAGAAAAGTTGTTGACACCCACGTTCTGGCACTTAATGCAGACGTTGGAGCTGGTAACAGGGATGGAACCGATTACACAACTGGAACTGTAACAGTAACAACTGGAACAGGTCAGGTTGACGGTGATGGAACTACTTTCGTCACTGGGATGGTCGGTAAAGGGTTTAAAGCCACTGGCCACTCATCTTGGTACAAGGTAAAATCATTCGCCAGCACAGTCTCCATGATAATTGAGGATGACTCGGATGATGAGACTTCAGCCTACACAGGCGGAGCCATCGGTGCAGGTGCTACCTACACAGTCCAGGCCAACACTGCGTTGACCGTCACTAAAGACACCATTTTTGCCCGATGTAATGAACTCGGAATGGTGCTAACCAATAGTGAAATTCCTATGGAAAGTCGCTGGTTAGTAGTTCCTGCAAGGATTGCCAACTTGGTTCGCCAAGCCCCTGAATATATCTCAGCAGGTACTGAATCTGGTCGTGAAAATGTGATGAATGGTATCCTCTCCAAGAAATTCTGTGGATTCGACCTCTATGAGGTGTCCGATGACAGAATCAATGGAGACAATACAGACGGCTACAACTGTCTGGGAGGCCACAAGTCCGCCATTACCCACGCCATGGGTCTTACTGAGCAAGGCATCGAAGACCTGATTGGCAACTTTGGTAAAGCCTACAAGTCTTTGTACGTGTACGGTTCCAAGGTTCCTGACGAGAGACGAAAAGCTCTAGTCGAAGGGTTCTGGAAAGTCTAAAAATTGAATAGTATTTAATCCCTCACCCTTCGGGGTGGGGGGTTATCAGGAATAATTATGGGAGCTTTTAAATTAAAATCAGACCTACCATGGTCAGTCAGAGACGAAATAGATAGACTACAGGCCATCGCTGTTGGCTTACGAACCACCAATGAAACAGCGTATTTGACTGCGTTAAAACCATATTTATACAATGAAGTTATATTAAGAGATGCTCTTGATAGAATAGTTATCGCTGCTGGTATTACTATGCCCGATGGCGACACAGGTTTTAAAAAAGGTGCATGTTTCATTAACAAAAGGGTTGCGACAGGAGACGAAGGTCGTTTTTATAATACAGGGAATGAATCTAGTGCTGCTTGGATAGGTTCTGGTGCAGTTACAGTGTCACCTTCTGCAAGCCCATCACTTAGCCCAAGCGTTTCACCAAGCCTTTCGCCAAGCCTCAGTCCAAGTATATCCCCATCAGTATCACCAAGCATTTCACCCAGTGTTTCGCCTAGTGTTTCGCTGTCACCATCAATATCCCCATCAGCATCACCAAGCCTTTCACCTAGTGCTTCGCCAAGCATTTCCAAGAGCAGATCCCCAAGTCTTTCGCCTAGTGTTTCACTCAGCCCAAGTCTATCACCTAGTGTGAGTCCTAGTCTCTCGCCCAGCATATCCCCAAGCTTTTCACCGAGTGTATCTCTCTCGCCATCGATATCCCCGTCGGCATCACCTAGTTTGTCACCATCACTGTCACCTAGCCTGTCACCTAGCCTGTCACCCAGCATTTCGCCTAGTGCCAGTCCTTCAACATCACCAAGTGTATCGCTATCACCAAGTGCGAGCCCTTCAGTGAGTCCGTCAGTATCCCCAAGCATGTAACCTGTTTACTACCCGCAATAGTTACGTTATAATATGGTTATGATATCTT